GGCGCGCCCGCGCCGCGGTCCCGCGCGCGAGTTCCCCGGCCGATGTCGCAGAAGTCCGGGCCGCGCACCGCCTTCGTCGCCGGATAGCCGCCGCGTCCGAGAAGCCGCACGAAGTATTCCTCGCCGTACATCGTTTCGTATGCTGCATCGACCATCTCCGGCTCAATGCCTTCTTTCAGCCGCGCGTAGCATGTCGCAAGGATGCCGCGCGACATGGGCACGAGGTGCGGCGTGAAGGACAGGATGCACGGCTCGCCCGAAAGCTCCGTCATCACCTGCTCGATCTCAGGCGTATGGCGATGCGTGGCGACGCCGTACGCCTTGAAGCTGTCGTAAAGCTCGGGCAGGAGATTCGCCTGCTTCGCTGAGCGTCCCGCGCCCGATACACCGGACTTCGCGTCGACGACGATGCTCGCCATGTCGACGAGTCGGCTCTTGGCGAGAGGTGCGAGCGCAAGGATGCTCGCCGTCGTGTAGCAGCCCGCGTTGCCAATGATCTTCGCGCCGCGAATCGCCTCGCGATTGAGCTCCGCCAAGCCATAGACGCGCTCGGCGTCCTTGTGCGTATGCTTGACCTTGTACCACGCTTCATAGACCGATGTGTCAGTGAAGCGATAGTCCGCACCGAGGTCGATGATGCGCGTCTTTTCGCCTTCAAGCGTCTTGCCCGCCGCCATCGCATGACCGTGCGGCAGGCCGATGAAAACGAAGTCGCTGTCCCTGCCGATACGCTCAATATCTTTCATGCTCTCAAGCTCTTCATCGTAAATGCCGCGAAGATGCGGATAGATGCTCGAAATCTTTTCCCCCGTATGGCTCTCCGACGTGATGTGCACGACATCCGCCTGCGGATGCTCGTAAAGAAGCCGCAGAAGCTCCGCCCCCGCGTAGCCTGTAGCTCCGATAATGCTCACTCTCATGTGCTCGACCGCCCCTTCCCGAATTCCTTTGCCGAACGATGTTCAGGAAGCACTGATAAATTCAGCACCGCCATCTTAGCGCATCTTTTTCGCCCTCTCTGCGTCGGCAAATCCTCCGCATAGCACCACTATGCGTCCGGTTTGTCTCCTTGATAGGACAAAAAATTTGCGCCAATCTGACGGACTTCATTTTATCAGCGCTTCCTTTATAATTATACATTTTATCGAATAATTATGCAATAGGTTTGGGGAATTTACTATGAAAGTCCAAGAAGTCAAGCCCGAAGGGCGCAGACTGATTGGCGAACTTTCATTAAGAGCGGCGCCCCACGGCCACCAAACAGGAGGGGGGGGGGTATAGTTTATCTTCTAAAACAAATTGTATGATTGCTGTTTTTGCGAAATGTATTCCAAAAAAGGACGGTATAATTTATAATAAGAGCTGCATACTATTACGAATCAAAGGAGGACGCTTCCGCCATCATGAAGAAAATCAAGCGGCTCTTGCGCTTTTCCCTCTTTCTTCTCACCGTCTTCTGTCTCGCCTTCCTCGTCACGGGCAGTGCGGCGATCTTTCGTCCCGCGTTCTTCGACTCCTTGCCGAAGATGCAGGAAGCTCGCCGCCTCATCTTTCTGCGTGATGCAGTCGCTGAGCGAGTGCGTCAGCGCGAGCACTATGTAAGGATTGCCGAAATGCCCGACTCGCTCCTCGATGCCGTCGTCGCCGTCGAGGACAGCCGCTTCTACTCGCATCACGGCTTCGATCCCGAAGCGATCGCACGCGCTACGCTCGTCAATCTGCAATACGGACGCATCGAGGAAGGCGCGAGCACGATCACACAGCAGCTGGCCAAAAACCTCTTCCTGTCCGACGAGCAGTCCCTCGACCGCAAGCTGGAAGAAGCGCTGCTTTCGCTCGATCTTGAGATGCACTACTCCAAGGATGAGATTCTGGAGCTGTATCTCAACACGATCTACTTCGGCTCAGGCTTCTACGGCATACACGAGGCTTCTGTCGGCTACTTCGGCAGAGAGCCGCAGGAGCTTGACCTGCCCGAAACCTCGATGCTCGCAGGCATCCCCAATGCGCCTTCCGTCTATTCGCCCTACGTCGACTTCATGCTCGCGAAGAAGCGGCAGATCATCGTACTCGACGCCATGGTGCGGACGGGCTGCATCACGGAATCCGTCGCGGAATCCGCCAAGATCAAGCCGCTCTACTTCGCACACTGACCGACAGGAGCCTTCTCCCGCTTCCTCGTCTTGACGAAAAAGAGCATCGCAACGCACTGCAGGAGCCACGCGCCGCCGAGCATCATCAAGCCCATGCGGTTGTCCGAAAGGAAGCAGCCGCTGACGCTCATGACGCCCGTCACAAGCGCCATAGTCTTGAGCTTCGCCTGCCACGTCATGCCATTGCCGTCGTTGAACGGGACGACGTATTTCTGATATAATTTGGTGGCGGCAAACCACCGATGGAGACGTTCTGAACTCTTGGCAAAGCAGAACGCCGCCAAAAGATAGAACGGCACCGTCGGCAACAGCGGCAAAACGATGCCCGCCGTGCCCAAGGCGAGGGCGATCATGCCGACGCTGAGCCAAAGATAGCGCATCAAGCGATTTTTTGAAATCATCCGATCTTCCTTTCTGTCCGTATTGTCCGTGCAGGTTTTCAACTGCACCCCGCCGCATAAAGAAGGGGGGGGGGCCAGCCAAGGTGGTTTTGGCCGAGCCGATACCGAAATCTATCGTGGACAGTATTGGTGAGCAGTTGGAAGTCGAAGGCGAACCGTTCGTGGAGGAATGGCTACAAACCATCAAAGACCAACTTTCACAGGCAGAAAGCCTGGAAGACTTCCGTCATCAGCTCGACAGTTTAATTCCTGAATTGAGTTTCGCCGAATATGGCAAGGTGATGGCGTGGGCATCAACTACCGCGCATTTTGCCGGTCGTCAATCCGTAGAAGATGAGCGCAAATAATGAGCAAGTTCACTTTTGAAGAGCAGGTCAAATATTTTGAGAAGAAACTCAATTTACCGACCAATAGTTATTTAGACGTGCTGGGCGAAGAACATGATTATTTCTTCATGGTCGCCGGGGCGAATCGTAACGAAGTGCTTACAGCGTTTCGCGAAGCGGTGGATGAAGCGATTCAAAACGGCGAAACCCTTGAAGGTTTCCGTAAGCGCTTTGACGAGATTGTGGCAAATACCGGCTGGCAATATAACGGAGGTCGCAACTGGCGCACACGGATTATTTACGACACCAACGTTTATGGTGCATATAACCGTGGGCGTTTAAAACAACACTTAGACTTGGTGGATGTATTGCCTTATTGGGAATATCATCACCATGATAATGAACATCCACGCGAAGAACATATTGCGTTAGATGGCACAATTCTGCCGGCTACAGATCCGTTTTGGCGCTATTATTACCCAATCAAAGCGTACGGTTGCCACTGCACTGTATCAGCGCATGATGAAGACGACTTAGCCGAAATGGGTAAAACCGTGAGCCAATCGCCTGAAATCGAATGGGAAGAAAAACTGGTGGGCGTGCGTTCCGGCAATCCGCGCACAGTACGTGTGCCGAAAGGCTATGATGTGGGTTTTGCGCCCTACAACTTTGAGCGACTAACGCAATCCCGAGATGTGGATGTGGACAAGTTGTTATTACAAAAAATGACAACCGCCGAGCCGCATTTAGCGAGCCTATTAATTGATGATGTATTGAAAAACCCAAAAGCCATGGTGCTATTAAACGGCGCGATGAAAGACATGGTCGATACAGTCAGTCAGCAAAAAATCGCACGTGGCAACATGAAATACGTGGGCGTGATTCCGGAAAACGTGATCACCAAATTAGACAATTTGGATAAAGCCCCACAAAGTGCGGTGATTGCGGTGCGTGATGATGACGTATTGCATGCACTACGCGACAGCAAACAAGCCAAGGGAATCAGCCTGCCTGTAGAGTTTTGGGAACAGTTGCCAGAAAAGCTACGCCATCCGAAGGCGATTTTATTGGACGACCAACAAAAACAACCGACCCTGTTATTCGTCTATGAAACCGAACAAGGTAAAGTGGCGGTTAAAATGGACTATGAAATCAAGCTAAAAGACGTGTTGAGCGGTAAGAAACTACCACATAAATTGAACATGGTCAGAACAGCAAGTCGTTTAGAAGATTTAAGCGCATTAGGACGTTTTGAAGTGTTATATGGAGAATTGTGATTATTGCGGTGGTTTGCCTGATTCGAACAGGATAATGCGGGCTTATGCCAAGCAACCTTTCCAGTAGGAAACCCCCACCGCAAGATCACTATACCCCCGCACGAAATTTAAATCAAGAGAAAACCTATGTTAAAGATCACCCTTAACGACAATCAGGCAATTCAGAAGCTCACCGGAATTGCGAGCCAACTGCAACACCCGCGCAAACTTTATGGCTTGTTGGGCGAAACCTTGAAGAAAATTCATGCGGCACGCTTTGAAGCGGAAGTTGAACCGACAGGCAAACGCTGGCAAGCGCTTTCACCACGTACTAAAGCGTTGAAAGCAAAGCGTGGTAAAAGTACAAAGATTTTACGGCAAGATGGCTACCTTGCAGATCGTACGGCGTATAATTACGATGACAAAGGGGTGGAGTTCGGCAGTGACGCAAAGTATGCCCGTTTGCACCAATTTGGTGGTAATGCTGGGCGCGGTAAGAAAGTGAAAATTCCTGCGCGTCCATGGTTGGGAGTGAATGCTCAAGACGAACAAAAGCTTCTGAAAAAAGCCACCGCACTTTTGCAACGTCAAATTAACCAAAATTTGAAATAAATCCTAAAAATCAAAATAACGCCACAAATTCGCACTGTGGCGTTTAAATCTAAAAATAATACGATTTATCGTCTCAAAAAATTTAAATCGAATTTAAGCGATTTGAACCGCATTTAAAGCGTTTTAAATTTCAATATAAAGTGTAATTTGCTTTTAGTCCCAACTTTCCCTTCAAAACCTTTAAAGCAGTTTAAAATCCAAACTCATCTTTTCCCTCTATGCTAACGGTATTCAAACGAGGATACCTTATGCAACTAATCGAAATTTTCAAAGCAGGCAAACGCACCGACGCAAACGGCGTGGAAGTGGAAATCACTACAGCTGATTTACAACAAGCCGTTGATGCCTACAACATCAATTTTCACGAATCACCTGCCGTTATTGGACACCCTAAACACAATGCGCCCGCTTATGGTTGGGTAAAACGTCTTGAACTGGATGGCGATGTACTTAAAGCCGAATTCGACCAAATCGACCCAGAATTTGCAGAGATGGTCGAAAAAGGCCGCTTCAAGAAAATTTCTTCTTCTTTCTATCTTGCCGACAGTCCGAACAATCCTTGCCCGGGTAACTTGTATCTACGCCATGTCGGCTTTTTTGGTGCAATGCCACCTGCCGTGAGAGGCGTACGCGCGCAGCGCACCGCCGACAACGAACAAGGCGTGGTGGATTTTTCCGATTGGGCGGAGGCAAGCCTTTGGCGACGATTGCGGGATTGGATTATCGGCACGCACGGACAGGAAGAAGCGGACAAAGCCGTGCCGGATTATTTAGTAGCAAGCGTGCAGGAAGAATCCATTCGCAATGATTTAAAGCGGTATCAACAAGACGAAACAGGTGTTCCAATGCCTAGTTTTAATGAACCCAATCAACCTTCAGAACCACAAGGAGAACCTGAAATGACAGCTGAAAAAATCGAACAGCTCAAGGCAGAAAACCAACAGTTGAAAGCCGAAAAAGCTGAAGCATTACTAAATCAAGCCAAAGCCGACAATGCCGACTTTGCCGAAGGTTTAGTCAAGGCGGGCAAACTTGCCCCGGTGGCAAAACAACAAGCCATTGATTTATTAAATTACGGCTCGACTACTGCCGCAGGTGGCGTGGTTGAGTTTGGTGAAGGTGAAAACCTGCACGGCAAAATCAAAGCGTTTTTGGAAGCTCAGCCGCAAATTGTGGAATTTGGCGAAGTGGCAACCAAAGACAAAGCCGCAGGCGCAGAAGACGGCACGGTGCAATATGCTGAAGGCACGTCACCTGAAGCCATCGACATGGACAAAAAAGTCCGTGCTTACATGAAAGAACACAATGTGGGCTATGTGGCCGCATTTAACGCAGTCAATCAATAAAGGAGCAAATCAATGACTGATTTATCAAAACAACGCGTCGTTGACCCGGTATTAACCGAACTCGCGCAAGGCTATTACAACGGCAATATGATTTCCGAGGTGTTATTCCCGGTTGCCGAAACGCAAAAAGAAGGCGGCAAAATCCCGACATTCGGCCGTTTGGCGTTCCGTTTACAAACCACTAAACGCGAACTCCGCGCAAAATCAAACCGTTTGACACCGGAAGATATTGGTTCATTGACCGTCGTTTTAGAAGAAAACGACATTGAATATCCGATTGATATTCGTGAAGTCAATGAAACCGAAGGTGTATATCCATTGCGTCAATATGCTACCGGTGTTACTCAAGATGTGATTGCGCTTGGTCGTGAAAAGGCTTGTGCTGATTTAGCACTAAACGAAGCCAATTATGAACAAACCAATAAAATCACGTTGAGCGGTACATCTCAATTCACCGACGCAGGTTCTGACCCTATCGGCGTAATTAAAACCGGTATTCGCGCCATTAAACGCACTACCGGTCGCAAGCCGAATGTATGCGCGATTTCAGGTGATGTATGGGAAGTGTTGAGCGAACACCCGAAAGTATTAGAAAAAATCAAATACGTGGCTACCGCAGTTTTAACACCGGAAGACTTTGCAAAACTCATCAAAGTTGATCGTGTTGTGGTTGGTGAAGCCGTGCACGAAGAAAGCGGTGAGTTGAAAGATATTTGGTCGAAAGCGATTGTGTTGGCTTATGTTGCGCCGGCATCAAAAGAACAAAAACAAAATATCTACGAGCCATCATTTGGTTATACCGTACGCCGTAAAAACGGCTTGTATGTGGATACCTACCCCGAAGTGGGCGGTAAAGTTGAAATTGTTCGCACTACCGACATCAACAAACCGTACATTGTGGGTAAGGCTGCCGGTTACTTAATCAAAGGCTGTATTTAAACCCAATTTAAACCGCATTTAAACCTGTTTTAAGTGCGGTTGATTTTGACCTTATTTTTTAGGAGATAACCATGTCCGAAACACAAAAAAAAGCGTATTTGGTAGCCGCCGCGATAGCAATTTTGCACAACGGTAAACGCTACGAGCAAGGAGACAAAATCGAACTGACCGATGAAGAAGCGGAAAAAAATTCGCTTTACATTGTATTAGACGACACCGAAGCAGAACGCCAACAAGCTGAAGCGGAAGCCGAAAAACAACGTTTAGCGGCAGAAGAAGCCGCTGAAAAGGCGGCGCAAGAAGCGGCTGAAAAGGAAGCGAAGGCAAAAGCCGAAGCGGAGAAAAAAGCGCAGGAAGCAGCTAAAAAACGCGGTCAGGCTGACAAAGTCGTCCAAGATAACAAAGATAAGGACGAGCAATAATGTACATCTCGGCACAAGATTTAACGGAAGTGATGAGTGAAAGCACTCTCATCGCCTTATCTAACGACACATCACGCGCAACGGAAGCAGATCAAGCCGTGCTTACCAAAGCCTGCGCTTACGCCACGGAAATCGTGGACGGCTATTTGCGTTCGCGTTATGTGTTGCCGTTAAGCCAAGTGCCGACCCTTGTACGCAATATCTGTTTGCAACTGGCGCGTTTTTGGTTGTATTCACGCCGACCGGAAGGCAAGGGCTTTCCGGATAATGTGAAGGAAACCCACACACAAGCCTTGAAGGATTTGGAACGGATTCAAAACGGCAAGTTACACCTTGGTTTAACCGAACTAGGCTCAGCCCAAGACGACAACCTGCCGTCCGCCCTTAAATTCAAAACAAAGGCTCCGCAGAAACTGGATTTATCAGGATATTAATATGAGTGCCACTCTCCCGATTTTAGACAGCATCCGCAAGCGGATTGAAGACAAAACGGAACAGTTCAGCATTGAATTATTTCCTGATGATTTAGAACACTACAACCTCACCGACGAATTCGGTGCGGTGTTGGTGCAGTATGCCGGCTCGAAGTTTGAAAGCATTGACAGCGTGGACATTATCCAACAACGCCGCGTGGTAATGATTGCTCTTACGGTAATCGCCCGTAGTCAGCATGACGACCACGGTGCGGTGGATATGTTGGATAAAATTCGCCTGGCCGTAGTGGGCTTTAAGCCGACCAACTGTACCGCCTGTAGTTTGGTCAGTGAGGAGTTCGCCGGTGAAGCGGACGGACTTTGGCAATATCAGCTGATGGTGCAAACCGAAACATGGCAAGTGGAACTGCGCGAGCTCGAAAATTTACCTAAATTTACCACCGCACTTTATCGCCGTGCGGGCAACTCTAAACCTAATCAACCCTAGGAGATAACTATGGCATTTCATCATGGGACGAAAACGACACGCGTGGCAGGTGGTTCTGTTGCGGTGGAAACTGTGGACGGTGCGATTATCGGTATCGTCGGCACAGCTCCAATCGGCGCAGTAAATGAGCTTACTGTGTGCCAAACAACCAAAGACTTTTCGCAATTCGGTGTGATCTTAGATAAAGGCTTCACACTGCCGGATGCTTTTGATGTATTAGCTCGCTATAAAGCCGGCAAGGTGTATGTGGTCAACGTATTAGACCCGACCAAACACAAAACTAACGTCACCGACGAAACTTTAACCCAAGATAGCAACACATTACGCGCGCAGACCGCACATACTGGCTTATTGAATTTAGTCTTAACTGCCGATCACACTTTAACTGAAGGCACGGATTATGTAGTGGATATGCAAACTGGTGAAATCACGCTAAAAGCCCGCCATGAAACCTTAAAAGCCACCTATGACTATGCAGACCCAAGCAAAGTCACCGAAGAAGACATTAAAGGCGGCATTGATTCAGCGACCGGCAAACGCAAAGGCTTTGAGTTATTGCGTGATGGCTTCAACTTATTCGGTGCGGATGCAAAAATTCTGATTTGCCCAGAATTCGACAAAACCGCAAGTTGTGCGGCGGCATTAGGCACATTAGCAGTACAGTTAAAAGCGGTGGCTTATGTGCAACTGCCGAAAGGCGCAAGCCTTTCCAAAGCGATTCAGGGACGTGGTCCGTTAGGTACAATTAACGCCTCTGCCAGCTCCGAACGTGTGCGACATTTCTTCCCGTACGCTATCGGCTCAAATAATACGCTGGAAAGTTTAGCCGTTCACGCGGCGGGTTTGCGTATGAAAACTGACACCGAACATGGTTACTGGTTCTCTACGTCTAACCGCGAATTACAAGGCGTTATTGGCATGGAAGTGAAACTCACCGCACGTGTGGACGATGAGCAATCGGAAACCAACCAACTAAATGCCGTGGGTATCACTACCATTTTCAACAGTTTCGGTACAGGCTTCCGTTTGTGGGGTAACCGCTCAAGCAATTACCCGACCGTGACCCATATCATCAATTTTGAAACAGCGTTGCGCACCGGTGACTTAATCGACGAAAGCATTCGCCGCACCGAATTGCAATATATCGACCGCCCAATTGATGAGGCATTGATTGATAGCCTCACCGAAACTGTGGACACTTATTTGCGTGCATTGCCGTCTATCGTGGGTTATAGCGTCAGCCTTGACCATGATTACGACTTGGTGGATGAATTCAGCAAAGGCCATGTGCCGTTAGTCTATGACTACACGCCAAAAATCCCAGCGGAATTGATTTCCAATAAATCCGTGATGACCCGTAAATACTTAGTGAACTTGGTTTCACAAAGATAGGAGTAAGAAACGATGAGTATTTCAATTAACCAAATTGTGAATGCCAATGTGTACACCAACGGTGTCAGCCAAATGGGGCGCGCCAATGAGGTGAAAATTCCCGATATTGAATTTGAAAAAATTGAACATAAAGGCTTGGGTTTGCATGGTGCAATTAAGCTTCCGGCAGGAACAAATGCTATTGAAGCGGAAATTACTTGGGATAGTTTCTATCCTGAAGTGCGCTCCTTGCTATTAAACCCTTATAAAAACACGCAGTTGATGATTCGCTCAAACCTTCAAGTGTTTGATTCTCGAGGTTTAGCTGCGGAAGAACCGATGGTGACCATTATGAACGTGTCTGCCAGCAAAATCGGCGGGACAGGTCATAAGAATAAGGAAAACTCAGAATTTGCCGATACGGTTGATGTTTATTCCATTAAACAAACCGTGGCAGGTAAAGAGATTTTATTTGTTGATGTGCTTGCCAATATCTACCGTGTCAACGGTCAGGATATTCTGCAAAAATACCGCACCAATATCGGTCAATAAAGGATTAAAAACCTTTAAACGCCTTTAAAATCAATAAAACGGCTAATGCGATATTCTCCTTTGTGAACATTAAACAATGCACTCACAAAGGAGTTTTTTTATGTCTGAAACTATTCTCACCCTTGATTTCCCGATTCAAGATGGGCAAGGCAACACCCTCACCGAATTAAAAATCCGTCGTCCGAAAGTACGCGATATTCGCAAAATGACCGGTAAAACCGAAGCGGAACAAAGCGTAAGCTTATTGGCTATTGTGACCAACTTAGTCCCCGAAGATATTGATGAGATGGATATGGCGGACTTCCAACGCGCCGCGAAAATCATTGAGCAAATGCAAAAGGGAAAGTAAGCGCGGAAAGCCTGAATGCGGCATTGGCTGATTTAGCCTTTTGGTTCGGTTTCCAACCAAGCGAATTGGAAGATATGACCTTGGACGAAGTGGAATGTTGGCTGGAACAAGCCAACCGACAAATAAAAGCCAAATACACAAAAGCCGCTATTTAAGCGGCTTTGTTTTTAATGTCTGAACAGCGTTTGGGCGGTGGTGAAAATCCCTGTTAGGGAGGTGATGGCGACTTTCCCAGCAAAGGCAAGCAAAGCACCGATTAATGCCCACGGCAACATAAATAAAAAGGCGGATAACCCGACAGAAACCCAGTTTAGGTCGTTGTTTTGGGTATAGAACGATAAGAAGTGGTAAAGGCTATATCCATAACCGCCAAAGGCAAATAAAAACACCACGGCTTGCACACTCTCCACCAGTTTTTCAGTTTTCATTTTCACCTCCTTATAAATCAAACGGGACTATAAACGATGTCGAATAAATTAGCAATCGGTTTAGTGATCACAGCGGGCGTAAGCGGTGCGATTAAAGGCATTCGTTCTGTTTGCAGTAGTTTTAAGATCTTACAAGACCAAAGCCTTAGCACCACCAAGAAAATGGGGGCGTTGGCAAAAACGGGGCTTGCGGGCTTTAGCACCCTTGCGTCTTCTGCCACGGCTGTGATGGGTTCTATTCGCGGACTTGCCGACCCGGCAATCAAGTTTGAAAGTGCTATGGCGGATGTGCGCAAAGTAGTGGATTTCGATACGCCCGAACAATTCAAAGAAATGGGCAACGACATTTTGAAACTGACCCGCACTATCCCAATGGCAGGTGAGGAAATCGCCGCTATCGTTGCCGCAGGCGGTCAATCAGGTGTTGCACGGGAGAATCTATTAGGCTATGCCAAAGATGCGGCGACCATGGGCGTTGCGTTCGATATGGCGGCGGGTGATGCCGGCCAGTTCGCGCTGCGCCTTTTCCAGTGCGGCGCGGGTTTTGGCCAGCGTCTGCTGCGCCCGCCGCCGCGCCCGCTGGTTTTGCTGCAATTCCGAC